AACCACCTGTCCAACAACACCTAAAAACTAAACCCTCTGGTGAAACGTACCATTTTCCCCAATCACTCCACACACAATGAATCTTTCTCTCAGCTTGTTGATACTCTTGAGTCTTTTTAGAGTGAACGAAAGAACCTGTTTTAGGAGCAAATACATCACGTGATGTTTTGACTGTAGAAAAAGTTGTAAACCCAGCTTGTTTTGCTATTTCACGAGCATCCTCTACCTGATGTTTGTTATGTTCAAACACTATGTACTTCCAATGCACTTGTGCACGGTTTGTTGCGATAACTGATTTTGCATTCTCTAACACTTTATCAAACTGAGTATTAATTCTGTAGATATGATGAGTGTCTGCTAAACCATCTAAATCAAAATTAATAATGTCACGGTTTGTGAGAATGTTACCTACATCAGTCCAATACTCTTGATTATGTATACCACCATTCGTATGAATCAAAAGACGTGTACCATTAGACTTGACATAAGAAATAATTTCACGAAACTGTTTGTTCATTATAGAATCACCAAAGTTTCCGTTAAGCACTAACCAGTCTAAGTTTTGAAGTAACTCTGGATTGAAAAGTTGAGTAAAGCGTTCTAAGGTGATTGTATACTTTGCGTCATTAAGATTGATACTAAGAGGCTTCCAACGATGACAAGCAGGACACTTAGCATTACACCTAAACGTCAATTCTGTTGTTAGCTGTTTGATTTTATCCATTAACTCAATGAGAAAATTTGAACGGTTGTACCAGAGGGAATAGTGGCATCAGTAAATTGAACTGTATTGTTTGAAGCATTTACTTCATATTCTGTATTTGGTTGTGAGACACCATCTAACATCACAAGAACAACATTAGCCTCAGCTCCAATATCACGACCCACAAAAAATACATTTGAAGTGCCTAAAGCTGAGTTAACATTAGTGAAAGGTGTTAATAAAGTGCTTCCTCCTGTAATTGCATCAACATTGTTTTGAACTGTGTTGATATTAGAAGATAAATCAGTATGAGCTGTGCTTAGGTTTGCTTGCACTGAGTTAACGTTTGCATTAAGTCGAGTGTAAGTAATGTAATCATTAGCATAAGCAGCAAAATAGGTAGCACTATCATTAGCTGACATACCTACACCATTCTCAAACATCAAAGGTGATATGACAGCATTTGTTGCGATTAGATCGATAGATGCAGAAATATTAGAAGCAGTTACATCATCATCAACATCTAAACTTACTCCATTTAATAATTGAAGTTGAGTAGCATTTTGGCGACTTACAATCGTAAAGGAGCCCGCACCTTTAATTGCTGTCTCTATTAAACCATCTTCGGAGCCTGCTGTTGGATCTGTAATCTTACCTGTAATTTTAGCATAGTTCTCTGCGCCCCCAGTGCTATTCTCACCTTTAAACATCACCTGACCGATATAGTCTGCCGCTGCAGGAGAAGCACTGTTACGGTATAAAGTCAATTCAGGACCTGCTGCAGAACCAGCATCATCTGAAGTTATAGTAGTAGCACCGTCTGGACCAACAGTTATAACCTCTACTCCGCCTGAAGCAATACCTAAAGTATCAGTTGTAGATTTGTACAAACCAGTATTATCATCACCATCAAAAGTAATAGATGGGAGAGATACTGTACCATCATCAAAATAACCACGCTGAAGTCTTAGATTTGCAGCCCCGGTTGCAGATATAGACGTGTTACTTGCAGGATCTTGATTATGTAAAAGAGCTATCTCTCCTTCAGATTCGTCGTATCCTATAAAAACATTACCATCATTTCCACGATTTAACAATATACCCACATCTAAAGATGGGGCACCTGTGAACGAGTTTGCTAAAATAATTAGACGATCATCTGTATATGAATCAGTAACAGCTAAATTAGCAAAATTTCCCGCAACAGTTAAGTTTCCTTGAATGGTAAGATCATCTTGCATAGTAACAGCACCTGTAAAAGGTGTTGTTCCGTTTATAATATTAGTTACGTTGTCAGATGTTGTATCAAGATTAGCATTGATTCGAGTCTCTACTGCTGTTACATTATCTTGTACTATGTCAAGATTGGCAGTTATATTAGTAAAAGTAGCAAGGTCATTTGCAAGAGCTAGAAAATAAGTAGCTGATACATTTGCTTTTGTATCAAGGTTAGTATTTGCAAAACTTGCAAAAGAATCAATATTAGAAGTATTAAGTACTACATTTGCTTCAGCAGCTACAACATTATCTTGTACAGTATTAACAGAGTTATTAACAATTACAACATTGTCTTGTACGATGTCTAAATTAGCATTAACTCTAGTCTCAGCTGCTGCAACGTTAGCGTTTGCCTCTAACAAGTTATTAGTAATCGTACCTACCTGAAAATGACGAGCTTGAATAGAAGCGTTCTGCACCTTTTCAGAAGTGATTGTATTCGCGCTTATAGATCCAGTGGTTATACGAGTTAATGCCATTTATACGTCCTTATTCAGAGTCTTCCTCAAGCTCTGCAAAAAATTCCGCTAAAAAGTCTTTTTGTTCAAGAGGCTTTTCATCGTCAAGATTTTCTATTTCATCTTCTTCAAAAAACTCTTTAATAAAGTCTTCAACTTGTTGATCAACTGTTGGTGGTGCAATTAACTCATCATAATCTTCATTAACACACGCACATTTAACAAAAGTTTTTATCCAATCAACATCCTCTTCAGAGTTTGTTTCTTTTTCACCTAAAAACCATTTAATTTCAGATGCTCTAACTTCTTCATTAAATTCTTCATAGTACACATCAGTAATATCACCTTCAACCATTTCATTAATTTTAGGCTCACTCTCTGCAATAATGTCGAGCGGAAATGATCGAGTTAAAAGAGGTGAAGATTTACCTTTTGATAAGTCACGATACGCACAGTATACAGTTTTTGCGTCATCTTCATCAATGTGAAATTTAAAATATTCCATTTTTATATCCTTTACGTTTTAATAATATAATTTACTACAGAGGTTGGAACAGTAAGAGTATGGGTGTGAGCAGCTTGACTAACTCCAGTTACAAGTGCAATTTGACTCACATCCTTAGTTCCGCTACCTAGAGCATCATCTCTTGTAGCCGTAGTTAGAGTTATACCGCCTGATCCACCAGAATCAGTGGTTACTGAAGAAGAACTACTCATTGAGCCTGTTTGGGTGCCTAATGTACTATTATTAGTTCCCTTTCCTAAAGGCAGTCTATCTTGTAAATTAGGTACGTTAAAAGTGCTTGATCCATTACCTGGGCCATACGTAGTGCCTGCAACAGCGAATAAAGCTGCGTAGGTAGTTCTTGATATAGCACTTCCATCACAAATTAACCAGCCAGAGGGAGCTGAAGATCCACTCCATGCCATAATCGACCCAGCAGGAACAACTGGAACTGGTTCAGTTGTGCCCCCTTGTATAGCAGATTGAAGTGCTAGGTTAGAAGTGACAGGGATATAAGCAGACGATTGATTAATTACTTTAAGACCTGATAATACACCTGTCCCTCCGTTAATGTGCACAATTGCGACATTTGAAGAAGTGTTTCGAGTGCTTAAGCCTATAGAAGTATCTGCTCCAGATGTTGAAGAAAGTTTTAAAGTAGCTGCAGAACCTACACCACCATCTCCAGTGCCTGTGGTAAAATCTGCCTTATCAAGTGTTACGTTGCCATCTTTAATCCTATCTGAGGTAATAGAATTAGTGGCGAGCATGGTATTAGTAACAGAACCATTAGTTGGCGGGATACCAACGTCTTTAACACTTGCCATACTGGCAGAGTTACTTGTTATCATGTATAGTCTAGCATTTGATGCCAATGCACCAGCTGCTGAAGGAGTCGCTACTAACTCTCCAATCTCATAATGAGTAATATTAGCAGCTAACGATACAATACCTTCTTCGACTCTATTACCAATTCCAACTCTGGTAAAATTACCTCCAACTGGAGAAGTCTTTTTATTTACAGAATCTGAAATATATAGGGCTGATACGTTATTATTAGCCATTTTACTC